AGTGCAAGTCGGTGATACCTATACAGCTAAACCTGGTTGTGATAAAAGTGCAGAGATATGCAAAACCAAATTTGATAACTTTATAAATTTTGGCGGTTTTCCTGATGTCCCCGGACAAGATAGAATTGCATCGACACCGGATGCGAAATAGTATTATGGCTGAGGCAAGGCTATGGCTCGGTACGCCTTACCAGCATCAGGCCATGCTGCGTAATGTTGGTGCCGACTGTGTAGGTTTTGTTGTAGGTGTTGGCCTGGCCGCAGGCGTGTTGAGCTTAACAAAACAAGACTTTAAAGCTTATGCTGGGTATGGACGTCTACCTAACTCAAGGCGTATGCATCAGTCGCTAAAAAAGCATTTATTATCGATACACGAGCGCCAGGCCAACACGGGAGATATTGTTTGGCTACAATGGCGAGAGGGGCTACCCATGCATTTAGCGATTATTGGAACGCATAGTGGTCAACGAACTCTGTTGCATGCTGCAGCAGATGTAGGACGCGTGGTAGAGCATGCGTTAACACAGCAGTGGGATGAACGTATTGTATCGTTTTGGCGATACCCGGGGGTAGGTTAATGGCGACGGTATTATTCCAAGCAGTAGGCAGCTATATCGGCGGTCCCATTGGCGGTATGATCGGTGCCGTTATTGGCGGATATGTTGACCAAGAGCTGTTTGGCCCTGATGACCAAGAAGGTCCACGTCTGGGTGATCTACGTGTTACGACATCAACCTATGGGCAGCCGATACCTCTGATATATGGCCCTGAAAACCGCCTTGCCGGCAATATTATATGGTCCTCTGACTTAATCGAGACCTCTGAAGAGTCCGGTGGCGGTAAAGGGGGTGGCCCGACTTTTACTGAATTCAGCTATCGCGTATCGCTCGCTATTGCAATGTCGGGTCGTCCCTCAAGTAAATTAAAACGTATTTGGGCAAATAACAAAGTGATCTATGATGCCGATGCCGTTCTGGACTTTTCGCCTAATCACCCTCTGCCTGCAGTTGACCAGGTAAACGGCCAAATAGTCACTAAATACTTCCTGGACGAATTACAGAGTCCTGCAGTCGATACCTTCCGGGGTACGCACGCTATTATGGATGAAGTGCGGTATTATCCTGGCAGCATTGTACAGATCGCTGACACGGTTATAGAAGGGTTTGAGGGTGTGGGCAACGTACCTGCCTATCGGTTGATATCTTATGTCGTGCTAAAGGATCTGCAGCTTGCGGATTTTGGTAACCGTATCCCTAATTTTGAATTCGAATTAGAAGCAGATACAACCTTTAGCGTTGGTGCCGCAGTGCTCGACATGACTGAGCGTGCGGATATAACAAATGCATCAGTCGTTGGTTTAACTGAGCTCATTCGTGGCTTTATGCTTGCACGGCAAGCCCCCGTGTATAAGGCTATATTGCCCCTGGCTGTAGCCTATAACTTTGAGACCACAGAGCAACGAGGCCAGATACGCTATATACTAAAATCTCGTGGCATGAAGGGTACCGTGCCTTTGATACATATGGGTGGACGCAATCCCAGTGATTCACCCAGTGGTAACGGTCCTATAGAGTACCGAAATATTACTGAAGTGAGCATGCCGGATGAGGTTTCATTAAGCTATCGTGACCCCGCTATGGACTATCAGACAAATGCACAAACATCGTTCAGGCGTGTAGGAAATGCGATAAATAAAGAAAATCATGAACTGCCGATTGTATTATCGGCGGATGATGTTAAACAAATAGCAGATCGTTTGCTTTGGGGTGCCTGGTCAAACAAGCAGGGCTCACAGTTTTCTACATCTGATGCATGGGCGCGTATTAGCCCGGGTGACATCTTAGGCATACCCTCATTTAATGAGACCTTGCCGATGAAGGTTGTACTCACCACGCGGGGCAATAACGGTATTATCCAATTCGATACCTTCTATGAAGATCCCGAAGTTTTTAATTCGCAAGCATTAGGCATTGATGGCCTTCTTAGCGATCGAACGGTTATCGTGCCCGGGGACACTACGTTCGTACAGATTGATGGTCCTTTACTGAATGATGTTGATGCTCCCGCCGGTTTTTACTGGGCCGCCACTGGGGTTAATGACGGATGGCGTGGGGCTGAAATCAGGCGTTCCAGTGATGGCGGGTTAACCTATTCGGATATGAGTGATGTTGCCACACGTAATCCGGTAGGTACCGTTACTGGTACATTAGGCTCTGGCTCAGATGTTACTTTTGACCGTGCAACAACGTTAACCGTCACGTTGACATCGTCACGTAGTACGCTTGAAAGCGTGTCAGAACTGCTTGTTCTTAATGGCAACAACGGTGCGTGGGTAGGGCCTGAAAACGGCGGGGTTGGGGAGGTGATACAGTTTGCTACGGCAACGCTTATCTCTTCAAACACTTACGAGCTTACCGATTTATTGCGCGGACGTCTGGGTACCGAACATGCCATCGATAATCATACCAGCGGTGAAGTGTTCGTATTGCTACAGATAGGGACTTTAGGGTCAAGCGAATTCGGCGTTAATGATTGGAATAAATCGCGGTTATATAAGCCCGTATCCTTTCTACAGGACGAGCTTTTAACACAGGCGCAAACGTTTACTAATACAGGCATACGATCCAAGCCGCTGTCTCCCGTGCATGTCAAGGGTACACGTGATGTTAGCAACAATCTTACTGTCACTTGGATACGTCGTACACGTTTGCGGGTACCAGGTCTAGGTAACGGTGAAGCCCCCTTAGGCGAGGCCACAGAGCAATATGAGGTTGATATCTTGTCAGGCGCTACCGTTGTACGTACCATTCAAATAATAGCTGAAACGACTACCTATACAGCAGCACAACAAACAACCGATGGATTAACACCGGGTGATCCGGTTGACCTTGAAGTCTTTCAAATATCAGAGACTCGAGGCAGAGGCTACACAGCAGAGGCTACCGTATGACAACCAGTGTGGTATTAGGCATTCCATATATCGCCACAGCGCAATCACAGCCTGACGTAACGCATAACGAGGCCCTCAACTTACTGCAGATGATACTTGCGGGCGGCGTTATTGCTATAGGCAACAACACACCTCCTGTATCGCCTTCAGAGGGCGATACTTATATCGTGGGCACGTCACCTACTGGTGCATGGGCAGGCCGCCCTAATACAATAGCCGGTTTCTTTTTCAGCGTATGGATATTCTTACCCGGCGATGACTCGAGCGGTACAGCCATCTCAATGGGCGCTGATCAGGAGGGGTTAAGAGTCTGGTCAAAAGTCGATAACGCAATCTTTGTGTGGACGGATTTAGGTGCCAGTCCGGGTGTGTTCTCATGGCGCGTCGACCCCGGTAGTATCAGTCAGCTGGCACTTCTTGATGACACAAACATTGTTACTCCCCAGGATTGTGATCATCTCGTATTTGTAGACGGTTTGTGGCAAAACCGATTCAGTAATACCACTTTTTTCTCAAAAGAATCCGAACTGCCGGCACCGTCAGGGGGCGTAATAACGCTGGTCACTGGAAAAAACTATTATTTGACTAAAGCATTCTCCATGGCCAATAGGCTGATATTTGGAGAAAAGACATCACTTACCTCTAATAGCCTTAACTCCCCCCTATTGACATATTCGGGTAGTGGTACGTTTATTACAGCAGTGAATGCAGCTATTGACGTACATGACATTGCCATGACCGCGCCAACCGGTAAGGTGTTTGATGTGTCTGAAACAGGTGGTGGCGGTACTAAAATAGTTTTGATAAGCAATGTAGCAGTAAATGCCTGTGCAGAATACGGAACGTTTACTAAATTACAGTCGCTTGTTATTTCGAATTCTAACTGTTTAGATGCTGATAAAGGTATAACGTTGGATGGGACAACCTGGGCTATTCTGTCGTTTATCAAATTTGCATTATTTTCAAGTAAAACGGACTTTATAGGCATAGATCTGGGCACAGCAATTGCGCCGACGATAGAGTTTGACAATCTTGTACTCCTATCACCTGCCGGCTCTCCCTCAACAGCTGTCGGAATAAAAGGCTTAGTCGATGGCGGCAATTTACCTGCCGGGGCTTTAGGTACCGTCACTAACTCGAGTTTTATCGGAGGCATTACACCTCTTGAAGGGCTGACATCAGATGACATACGTTGGAGTTTCCGGGGAAATTCTGCCAACGTTGAAGATACCATGCCGGGTGCGCTATTATCCCTTTCCGTCAACGCTACTGAGACGGTAATCTCTGCATCCAGCACCCCCGTAAAAGTCGCCGGAACCTGGGTGAGTCAATGTGATTCCCATTTTACTGCCGATGCAACAGGGCGTATAACCTATAACGGTGAGCGTCCGCTAGTGATATCTCCTGATGTTATATCATCGGTGCAACCCGCTAGCGGTACGAATAAAACCCTAAAAGTTTTTATCGCATTAAACGGAACAGAGATTACAGAAACAGGTTTGCCACTAGAAACAAATACCGGATCGCCTAAGATTATGCCGACTATGTGGCAACTCAAGATTCAGCCTGCTGAATTTTTGGAAGTGTTTGCCTCCAATGAGACGGATACTATTAACGTACTTATGTCTGATGCGATATTCCGCTTATAGGTAAATAGACATCATCATTTTTAATATTACGAAGGACTCGCCTCATTCTCTGTTTAGACTTGTCAGTCAGTCCGTGGAACTTTCGCCATAATCTAAAGGTATTTTCTACCGTTGCACGTTTAAAGCCATAGGCAGTAACCACAGGTACAATTTCATAGTATTCAGGAATTTTTTTTATATCTCTGACAATGCCGTTAATTAGCTCCCAGATACAATATTGTCTTGTGCCTTCTATCGGGTAACTAACGCCGTTTTGAAAGCGCCGGCCATTAAGGTCATAACTCATAGTCAATCCTTTTGGTATCGCTTGTGGCGCCATCCTGTGGCCCGTATAGGCCACCAACTGTACCATGACTCACGTTCGGTCATAAGGGCTATCATCTCCTCAACAGAGCCAAAGCCTATCGGTACTTCTGCTGCGCCTTCATCGTGCGTGTGCATCACTATAGGGTATCCATGCTCTTCGCATCGGGCCAACCCACCAAATTGGATATCTGCACATACTGCCTGGTCAACATTTTCAAACAGCCTGCCGCCATAGGTTTCTTGAATATGCCAGCCGACAGGACCTTTCAGAGAGTTGGTGTTATAACCTTTAAACAGTATTTTATAAGCCGGTCCGCGATTCAGTTTATCCTTGCTAGGGATTAAGCGTGGCCGATGGTACTTTAAAAAACGCCCTGAAGGTAGTCGACAAAACAATATATTGTCATAAACGCCATAGGTGATATCGATATAACTGAAGCACTGTCCGGGGGACAAAATGGCATTAATAACACAACCTTCCAGCCCGAATAACTCCGGACGAAAGTCCCACTTACCTGGACCGCACCAACGAAACTGACCGCCCCACATCTCAACGATCTCGGGTGAGTCTGCACGCCAACGTAAGATTGCCTCCTTAATTTGGTCGTCATTCATAAAATCGTCAGCACCGAAACGTTTCCAAGCGGGTATCCATCCGCCGTAGCCACTGGCAAGCTCTGCGACTTTACCCACTGTTTTGCGTAAGGGGTGGTCGCGCTTATTATCTATCGCATATTGTATAATCTCTTCGTACGGGGTGCCTGTTATCTTTGCCGCCGACATCTCATAAATGTTGCCATGGGTATTAAACACATCAATGCGCCACTGGCACCTGGAGAGGCAGGCTGCAGCCACAGCTTCAACAGCAGAAAAGTCAACACATACGAGCTCATGACCCTCCTTGGCAATAAATAACCCCCGAAGGCAGCCACAGAGCAGTTTAATGGGGTCTCCCCATATATTCTCTACACCTTCTAAGCCATTAGGTGGCTGCTTTATGTCGTTTAATGCAAATTCAACAGCGTTAACATCCCATTCGTTCCGCCTGTGAAAGGACAGGGAGCCGCAGCGAGGACAATAGGGTTGGCCCTCCGCAAACCCAAATATCTGATGGCAGCTTTCACACATGCAGTTTTTCGGGCCTTTAGCAGTGATATTCTGCAGTTGTGAATTGCTGGCGCCGTCATCAGCTGCAGAGCTGGATGCTCGTCCGGTACGGTCTGCACCACAGTACATATATTGATTTCGAAGGCGTCCGTCGCTGTTGACCTGCAGTTTAAGCTTCCGCAGTTTTTTGACGTTGGCAGCGCTCAGGCTTGCGCGGATCTCTAAGGCTCGACGGGGTATATCCGGTAGGTCTTTACGATCAAGCGTCTCAGCGACAGTCTCTTTTTTCATATCGATCATATGAATGCCCCAGCCTGACAACCAGTCACCGAGCTTTGCGACTTCAGACACTGAGCCGACAACACCACCGGTAATCCGTGCCAGCTCTAGGGTATATTTTTGTTCTGCCTGGGTGAGGATATGCAAGCATCCATCCAGGGCGGCCATGTCAACCTGTACGCCCCTGATGTTTATTCGCTGATCCATCTGCCATGTTCGAAACTCATCAGCCGTTAAATCCGGTGTCAGCGCTGAGGCATTGTCCTCGGTTTCAACGTCACGGTCACAGTATCCGTAAAAATCCAAAAAGTCATTCCAGGCGGTTGCAGGTGTCCATCTGTACGCTTTTCGGGCCTTAGTGGGGGTCAATGGTCGGCATAACTTTTGTATCAGTGTCTTACCTTTACTATCTTTCTCAGGGCTACCCAACACTTTAGCGGCTTTTTCCAGAGATCCAGGCAAACTATGACGGCGTGATTTCGCCATAGCACACCGACACTGCTCAATACGTAGGACTGGCCAGCCGTAACGCCTAACACAGATCACGTTCCATATATAAAATTCAAAGGCAATGTTCCAGGCCTCTATCAGTCCGCCTGCAGCAATATAGGCAAATAGGTCTAAAGGGTTTGGGGTTGCCGGGTACCAGGGACGCCGGCCGTAACCGTCTTTAAGATCATAGAAAAAACAATGTACTTCAGTTGAGGGGTGTTCAGCATAAGCAGCGGTACCCACAACTTGAAGACCACCTTTACTTCCAGGCCCCATGCCGCTAACTTTGCCAGTGTAAGGGTCTATGATATACCCGGCTTCACTGTATGTTTCGTAGTCCATAGAGGCCAGAACAACTGAGGTACCGAGTGCTGTGTGTATCTGCGTGCCTAACCTCAGAAGTGTTGGATCAACGATATAACACCCGGCATCTGCAAGTGGCTGCGTAAATTCTGCGGCAAAGTAGTAAGCAGACTCGGGGTGATATATAACGCGCAGGTTCACTCTGTTGATATCTCTCGGTACTCGTAGTAGGTCGCGTATTCATCATAGCCGAGGAAGTGCCGTTCTATGGTCTGTAACCATACTATTTTGCCGTAAGACATAAATACCGGGTGCCAAGCAAACCACCGGTGCCATCTATTCCGATACTCCTCCGCTTCTTCCCGCGTTGTAAACCTGCTTACCTTGAGTTTCATTTCGTTTGTACCTGTGCTTCCAGTGCCTGCACTCTTTGTTCAAGCTTTTTTATGTTCTGTTGGTCGATTAGTATTCTCTGTACCTCTCTGTAGATATACCAGTGCCCGTCTGGACCGCCCCACCTGGTGGTGCGCCGTTCTATAGTCTCTAGCCATATCGCCTTGCCATAAGCGATGGTCACTGGATGCCAGGCAAACCATTGATGCCAATTAGTCCGGTACTTTATCTCTTTCGCTCGTGTTGCAAACCTGCTCGTCTTAAGTCTCATGGCGTTGGTACCCGTCTGTAATGATAATAGTCGGTGTCCCCGTCAACGCATCGTCGTTCTACGGTTTCTAACCACGCTATTTGATTGTTAGTGACCGATACCGGATGCCAAGCAAACCATGGCTGCCAGTTATCTCGGTATTTTCTTTCTTCTTCCCATGTTGCAAACTTGCCTTTCTTGAATCTCATAGCAGATCTCCATTTTGTTGGGTTGCAGGCATAATAACAAAGTCACCCAGCTTATGGTGACCACGCACCATATTATAAGGTTCAAGGCCGCCACTCAACCCTACATCAAACGTATCAAATGCTTGAATTGCGTGCGTCTTTTTAACCCACAGCCCCCCAACGTTAACTTCCAGAACATCACGTTTTCTATGCTCGAGGAAACGAATGCTCGCAGTTGCAAAACGATCTTTAATTGAGGGGAATAGTTTATTAGTATCCGGATACAGTTCATTTAACAGAACCACTTCGAGTGATTTAGGATGGTAGTAACCTGGAGGCAGATTAGTCTGAGCTCGATGTGCTCTTTCCCCATCACAGGCGTTGATAAACTTACCGTCAGAATAAAGATAATTTAGGTAGTTTCTCGAATCATTGATCCCTACTGCCTGCGCTACCCATCGTATCGAGTCATCACTACGGGTATCTGCCGGGGGCAAGAAGTACTTGATAAAGGCTTCAAGATGTTCACCGTCTGGGTTGTACCCTTCGAGGATCTGCGTGCAGGTAAATTCAACTTGCTTTTGCGTCATTGGCTTTATATTTGGATTTAGTTGCATAATATTCTCCTATAAAAAAAAGACGCACCGCTCACTGGAGAAAGAGCGGCACGCCAAAGCCCAAACTATTGCTGAGGCAAAAAGTTCTGTTGTTGGTAAGGCTGCTGTCCAGCCGGAGCTGCTGCCGGTGGCTGGTAGGCTGGCGCTGCTGCCGGAGCTGCTGCCGGTGGCTGGTAACCCGCAGCTGGGGCTGGCTGGCCTGCCGGTGGCTGGTAACCCGCAGCTGGGGCTGGCTGGCCTGCCGGTGGCTGGTAACCCGCAGCTGGGGCTGGCTGGTCCTGACCATTGAATGCCCCCGCAGTATCCATACCGCCGAAACTTTGGCGTGGTGCTTGTGCGCTCATGCAGATTACAAATCCGTCAAGGCCGGCCGCTATACCCTTACTGACGTTGTCATAGTCCCAGGCATGTATCATTACATCAACCTTTTGGCCGCCATAAATCAAC